CCTCGCATTGGTTTCCAGGGAATGCAACGCCACCTATTATTTGTTCGCATTCTATTTTGGTATAGTCATCGCCTAGACAAACTCCATCCTTGCAGCAGGCGACGGGTTCTTTGCACCGATCAAAGCACAGTCTTGTAGAATTTGGTGCTGTTGGATCAACAGAGGCGTTGAAGCTAACGCAATTCACACCAAACAGGAATTTTCCGCCAAAGGCAGTGCATTCTGCATAGTTGCTATTCTCTATGCACTTTCCGTTCGAGCAGCATACACCAAATGTGGATCCACACGTTTCGACGCACGATTGCAATGGATGGAATGTTCCAGCGATTGCATCGCATTCGTTCCTGGTCACGAAATCTCTACATGTGGTTCCAGTAATTCCAGAGTAGCAGCAAGACCCGACAATCGATCTTAGCTCACAATTGAACGTGGTTCCATCGATTCCTCTTGCAGCAACCGTTGCATACCAAGAATTTCCTTGATCGAATGATGTTAGATTTAATATTGATTTTCCACAGGTCAGATAATTTTCACCAGTCTCAAAGTAAACATTAGCTGGAAAATTCCATAAATCATCGCTCTCAGTTATTATAGTGAAAGATACTATTTCGCTGTTATTGAAATTTCCAGAAAAAGCAGATATTCCGTTTGGTGTACGAACATAAAAAACACCAGCATCGTTTACGTTTAGAACAACTGGAGTTAGAGCTTCGGTTTTATAATTTGGCTGTACGTACTTTACCTTTGCTCTTGGTAATAATTTTGAAAATTTTGGGGTCGATGCATTTTGTTCAAAATTCAATACCCCAGTATAAAATGCTCCACTGGTTACACCAATTGTTGTACTTGATATTTGATTTTTTTCTTTTAGATATATCAGAGTATTGTTGGTTAGACTTGCAGAATCAACCAAGCCGCTCAATGGAGTATAGATAGAGTCGATGTAGATTGCTTGTGAATCTTCTGTAACAACCAACGATCCGCTTCCAGAGATTCCACGCATAACAAAGGAACTTGTTCCTTCACCAGACGATATAAAGCTATATGTAGTTACATCTGTCAGTGGATTTAAATAATCTACCGTTTGAACCTTAGAATAATCCGTTGATGTCGCTCCACCAAATGCACCTATGGCACTATATTCAGTGCCATCTGACATGATTACTGTAGCACCAGCAGAGTAAAATGTAACATTTTCAATGTGTGGTGCATACGATCCACGCGGACCAATAGATCCACTGGTGGCTCCATCTGGCCCCGTGGGTCCACGATTACCTATGTTTCCTGTCGGTCCTGTTGGTCCGTATGTTACTGTTATAAATCCAATTGCGCTACTTGACATAATATTATTTATTCTTTGTATTATAATGACGGATTGCAATCACCTGGACACGATTCACAGCTTGAGAAGTATGATGGTTGAACTATTTCACCTACGTTTGTATTTGCACATCCAATTATTATTGGAATTCTTCTAACAGGTCTTAGTTTTGCAGAATCGATTAATCTATCTCTAGAGGAAACTAATCCGTTATTAGATGTTGATTCTAGACTATCTGAAAATTTTTGTGTAAGCATATGTTCACCAGCACAAACATTTAATGATAGTTCATATGCAGTTTTATCATTCAATCTAGAAAAATCGTTAGCTGTGAATCTAAATTTAGAATTTTTTGCAAACACTATCTGATTATTAACAAGTCTACTTGTTAATTCATTTAAAGTATAGCTATTATAGTTTAAATAATCTGAACTACTCCAACCTTTTAGATAGCAAATTGAAGTAGAAGACCAATATTCTGAATTATTTGATAAAGTAATTGGTTGATCGCCATTTATCAAAATTTGATTATTTAAATCTACAACATTATTATGAATATAATTTAATTCTGTTATAGATGGGATATACCAATCATTATATCCATTATATTCATTTTCATTTAATATTGAAATTTGTCTAGTAGATGAATTTTGTGGATTATTTTCTTCCCACATTTCTGAATATTTTCGTGAAAATTCTTGTATATTATTTTCTATTGAATTTTCAACTACTGAAAAATTCCAATTAAGTTGTAATGCAATATTTTCATTATAAAATTTAAATCTATCAAAAGCCATTCTATCTATATTTCCACGACCACGGAACCATAATCTTGGTTTTAGTATAGAACTTCGATCAAACATTCTTGTCGATAATAATCCATCAACTGCAAATGTTGTTATTGGTTCATTATTAAATCCATTAAGATTAGCTCGCCCCTCTTTCATTCCCCATAAAAGATTGTTTCCATCATATGCATCTTCTGGTGCAACAATTAAAGCCCACAACATATGGATAGAATTTTCTCCATAATATTCAGAAGCTAATTCTCTGTATAATGGTGAATATTGTGTAGTTTCTGGTATTAGATAATTTAAATCTATATCCCCAGCGATTGGATATGCAAATCTACCATTTGATGCATTATATTCTGGAGATCCAGAATATTGAACCAAATCATTCCATTTAACTATTTGTTGTACACCATCTATTGTTGTTAGTTTTTCTGCTATCTGTTGAATATATGGCGTACCATATTTAACAAAGCATTTATTTATAGCATTATCTTGATATGATAAATCTATTTCATTTGAAGATTTTGTTCGTATGAAATATTTCATGTTTAAATCTGAAGCTAAAGCTTCAGATAATCCTGGGGAGCTTGCATTTGCACCGCCACAATTTTTCAAATTCCAAGTAAATGATCCACTTCCAGTTACATTACCTCTCGGAAGAACTCTACAAATTAGTGGTTGACCATATGCAACTAGTGGATTTCCATAAGATGAGCATGGAGATGGCATTCCAATCACACCGACCAAATACCCACCACCAATCTTTGTTCCTATTGGCAAGCATGGTTGTATGGTATTTGCTCTACATGAAGTTGAATCGTTGAAGTATTCTTGTATAAAATTAGTTCCACAGCACTCTACTTCTTCGCATAATGTTCCTGGTCCATGAAATATACCTCCACTAGCAGAACATATGTCTGGTAATTCTTGATTACAAGTATATTCCCCATCTATTTTTTTACAGCAAGCTCCTGCAAGACCTTGGCAACATGCTGGATCGTTTGTTTCTGACACACACAGAATTCCAGATCTGAATACAGCCCCTGGTATTGCAGAACATTCAACATTAGTCAGATTAAAGCAATATCCACGATAGCAACAGCGTCCTGTATTTACAGATCCAGGACACGTATTGGGGCAAGTAAAATATGAAGATGCATTTTGTTCACCAGAGCAAATTTCTCCTGGAAAAAATGTTCCATTGAATTCTGAGCACTTTTCGAGTGATGAATTTATGCACTTTCCATTGACGCAACATGCACCTTCAGCATAGCAATCGCCAGAAGAAATTCTATTGATGCATGATGTCGTGTTGAAACTTCCTCCAACATTTCTGCAATAATCTCTGCTTACGTAATCAAGACAGCCAATTTCTGTGGTATCACTTTCACAAAAACAACAAGATCCTATACTGTCGCTTTCAACTATCTGTGGTGTGAACGTGGATTCTTTATCGTATTGTATCCCAGCAAATTTAAATGTTAGATTATCAGATCCAGTAACACCTAGATTTAGCCTTGTTTCTGATATTGCTGGATCTTCAACTAGCTGGTAATTATTATTGTTGATGGCGAATTGACCGTAATTTACACTAAAGAATGCAAATCCAGTTGCTCCAGATAATCCAGATATGTTTTGATTTGAAAATGTATATGTCGGAATCCCTATATTTTGATTATTGTGAACTGGATGCCGATCTGCTGCCAAAGCGACGCTGAGTAGTTGAGTTTGTGGATTATATACAGACCCATCAATAGCAAACATTAAATTGTTTGCTTTATATAATATTTCCCCAGTATTTCCAATAGAATTAAAAGCGTATGTTTGTCCTACCAGGTAAATATAACTACCATCGGCACTTATTCCTTTAAGTGCCGCACCAGCCGCTTCAAATGTTCTTATTTTTAATGAAACTTCATCGTTTGTTGGATCATATCCAGAAAAATTTGGCTGAATCACAACTTGATTTCTTGCTTCGAAGATATCAACATAACTGTATAAAACAGAGTGACCTCTGGTTGCAACAGGACCAGAAGTAAGTCCCCTTGCAACAATCACTGATTGTGGTATTCCACCTATAAAACTTACACCAGCATTTCCCGAAAATTGAACATAAAACTTCGTGCTGTTGAAATTCTCAAATGAAATTCCACTCGAAGCGTAATATACAGCCACTATACCAGGGCCAGTTGCTCCTGTGCGACCATTCAACGCTTCTCCTGTGATTCCTATAGGACCATCTGGTCCTGTGTCCCCCTGAATGCCTATGGCAGCTGGAATAACAGACGCATATATTGGTATTGGTGAACTTCCAGGAAAAGCACTCATTATTGATTATCTATAATTGATTCTGACAGGATTGGGATATTCCAAAGTTTAAAATTAGCATCTGTAGGTTGATATGATCTCTTGTCACAGCGAATTATTTTAATTGGACGAACTTTATATTTTTCTGTTCTTGCTTGTTTTGAAATTTCCATGTTTTCCGAAATCCCATCAACATCAATGTTGACGGCCCATGCTTTTGAACCGTGAGTAACACCAGAAACTCCGTATATTCCTTCGTTAGAGGATACATCAAATGCACCAGTGGAAGACCAATGCCATCCGCTGATTGGTGTATATCCCAATTCAATCAATCTAGCATTTAGATTGAAAGTGAATGTATTTCTACATGAATTAGAAATATATGATAATTCGTCTATGCTTGGAATGAACCACCCAGTGCTAGAAGTGTTCTGTGGTGGATAATATCGATTGTATATCGATAGAGCTCTTGCAGATGTGATCTCGGATGATAATGGTAAATAGTTACTGAGTGTGGCTCCATCAGAAGAAGTTCCTATGTTGTAGTAGAAATACTCAGAGGAAACCAATCTTATTGTATTATAGAGTCCGTTGTTTCTGGTCCAGTTGCCATTGAACGATTGTACTGGTCTATTTTCTATGAAAGTCAATGCATTTGTATCGAATCTAGACGAAAAACAACTCAAAAAGCTATTTTGATATAAACTCAATTTAGATGAAGTTTCGTTCTGAGAATCGTAAATATATCCTTCTTTATATTGTAGATTGTTATTTTCAAATTCATCTACTATGAAGGATGATGTGTTTACCAATGGACCCCATGAAACAGAACCATTCGACCAGGTAAATGTATGGTTGTTTGACGATCCATCCAATAAAACCTTATCGTCAGTCAAATTCACTGGGTGTTTTGATACTAAAATAATATATGAATCTGAATCATTTTCACATATTGTGGCTGGATCAAATCCATATCCAGAGTAATCATATTGGGATAAGTATTCAATTGAATTTTGTTTTGTGATTCCAGTCAGATCAGCATATGATGTTTTTAGACCACTAAATATATCTCCACCAAAACAGGTGGTATTGTTTGGATTGAAAATTCCAACAACTATTCCATCGTCATATTCCATGCCAGGTGTTAGTTGTGTTCCTTCTATTATGGAATAACATGGTATTTCGGCTGGAGAGCAATTAAATTGCCCGCATGTGGTTCCATCACCAAAATAAGTTTTAAATTGGGATAAACACACAGAACCAGTTATGCCAGATTCACATGTAACACCAGAATCGCAGCATCCACCTATTCCATCATAACAAACATTCAATCCATCGGAAGTAGAACAATTTATTCCAATTCCCTGAAAGTAATGGCCCAAAGATAAGCACTCATCGCTAGTCAATTCCTGACAACCACCATTTCCATCACAACAAGCTCCAATTGAGTTTTTAGCATTTTCACAATTAAAATCAGCACAAGACTTCTTCAATGTTGTGAATTTATTCCAATTGTATTCCAGTCCTGATTGGCTTGCGGCTTGAGCACATTGACAATATGTAAGTTCTTGGCAAGGAACAACCAAAGATCTATCGGTTGAATATAAACAACACACACCTAACGATGAGCATGGTCCAGAAACTCCGCATGTCAGCCCAGCGTAGAAATATCCAGAGCATTCAAAATCATAAGTATCTTCACACGAACAATCGGCTTTGCAGCAAATTCCAGATACTGGATTGAAAGTTATTCTATAGAATGTTTCATAATTTGTGGGTTTGCAGTTAAATGTAGTTGGAACTGGAGAGATAGTAGCTTCTGTATTTAAATCAGTATTCACTATTCCAGGAATTCCAATATACCTGGATCCTATTGATATGAAATTAACTACGTCATATTTCTGAGATGGACAAAAGTAAGTGCTATTTTGCCAAATAATATTTGGGGTAAATTTATTCTTAAATAAATTATTTAAAAATGAATTAATATCGTTAACATCTGAATCTAATTCATATGTTGAATAAAATAGTCTATTAAGCTGATTTGAAACATAAAATTCTTTTGGTAAAATTAAAGTGAATGCTTTTGTTGAATTCGATGATAAATCTTTTTTAATCATCACATGATGACCATACACATATGTTGAATCTTGAGATGTTATGTTTAAATATCCAGATAAGTAAAAAACAGATCCAATTGTTGGATCTATCGGCCATATTTGAATTCTATTAGATGATAGATTTATTGGTTTGACAACTACAAGCTGTTCAGCTCCATTCAATATACCAAATCCCGCTGCATTTTCTGATATATTGTATGTGGTTCCAGTATATCCACTCTGAATGTTTCCAGGATTGTTTATGACCAGTGATCCATTTGGACCACCAGAAACATTTGATGCTCCTAGATTGAATACATCATATGTCAATTTTATCGTTTGACCTGGTTCACCCTGATTTGGACTTGATGGTGGGCCTTTATATTCTATCTTAATGAAGGGGGCGGAATTCGTTTTTATATTTTTAAAATTCAATCTTCTGACTATCTCGAAGATATTTACATTGCCATCCTCGTTATATGCTATGGATTGATCGAATATTTGCTCAGTTGATGCTAATGGAGAAAAATTTCCTCCAGTAGTACCTGTTATTTCAAGAAGATAATTTCCAGTTAATTGTCCTATTGTTTCCGAAGATCTAACTTCACCATCAGTGTATACGGTGTTTATCTTGCTGTTGATAAAATTTATAAATGTTACACCATATCCAGTTGGTCCAGTTGGACCATACCCAGGATTTCCCCGTGGTCCTTGTGGGCCTTCTGGGCCTTGAGCTCCTTTTGCTCCATTGTTTGCAAAAAAAGTAAGACCAGTTACGTTGTATGGTGATGATCCGTATAATGACATTTTAATTATTTATTATAATTCTTTGTATACTACAAATTCATCAAAAACAATATGTGCAAACTTTGAACCATAATCTGGACCAAAATCTAATCTAATTTGCTTTATTTCGTTTATATTAATTGATGAATTTTTTATATTGAAATCACCAGCCCTAAAAAATATATTTGTTGGAACGCAGTTATTGATAGAACTTATACTAGATCTCAACGAAGCACCTGTAGTGATTCTAAACTCCTTTTCAAATCCTATTGATGTATTTTTTGAAGTTAGGGTTGAACTGTTGTTGTTGTTATCTATTACAGTAATATTAAAATTTGCATTTAATGTATTTCCTCTACTAACATTATCATCAAATGCAATTAATGATCCTCTCAGAGCAAGGTAATTGTTTTCAGATAAATTTATAGGAGATGTGAATGTATATCCAAGAGAAATATTACTTTCTATTGGTATGAACAATCCGCTATACGTTAAATCCATTATCCCATTGAACGTTTCTAACGGATTAACATCTGCTGTATAATAAACACCACCACCAAAGTTGAATAAGTATCTAAGTATTGGCCGTACATTATCAATAGCATTCTGTGCAGCAGTCGATACGCGAAGTGGGTTTAAATCAAAATAATCAGAATCTACTGCTAGTCCATAGGTGTGTCCTATATATGGGCTTATTGTGAATCCTGTAAGACCAGCATATGAAAGAGTTGATCCCTGGAACGAATCTAGCATGTACTTTAAATCTGAAAATTTATTATAGAAAAATTCATGACAAGGTATTTTTTGTGAAAAAATACTTTTTTGATTATTGATTCTATAATCTATAAATCTTAGTTTTTTCAGTTTATCTGAATTAAAATTATTGATTGATAAAAACTGTAAAATACTAGATGAAATTTTATTTCTTGGTATAGATGTGGAATTAAACGTATGATTAGTTTCAATTCTACCAAAGAGACTTGAATTTGGTCCAACATTTACGAAATCTCTAAAATAATAATCTGATAATTGAGCGTGTTCTGCATTATCAAAAATAACAACGCCTTTATCAATCGTATTAACCTTTAGGATTTCGTTGTACCCAGTTATCATCAATGTTGTATGAGCTTCTGGTCCCGCTTGATTATCATATTTTGCTCTAATTGATAGTGTAGGAATTCCATGATTTCTTTTGCCTAACTCTACGGTTGAAGTATTTACCAATATTGGATTTACATCACTATCAAATATAATACCATCCGTTGTTATTGTTCCAGAATTAACTTGTGCTAGTGGAAATAAACATTTTATGTCACTCAAATTTAATAAACTATTTTTTACTGGAGAATACGTTCCATTTTTATTTTGTAGGGCTAATCCAATGTAGTCTATCAAATCGCCACCTCTACTATGGCCTGATAAATTTATTTTAGAAAAATCTAATTTATTATTAAAATATCCATTTTTTATCTTTGATTGATTTTGTTGTAGATGATCGATCAATTTAATTGCATAATAACATCCAGAAACTGGTCCTATAACATCTTGATCTATTGAAATAGATGCGCCAAAGTATCCATATGAAGCAGCAGTGGATAAAATATAATCATAATTCTCTGTTAATTGATTATTTCCATGAAATGCAAATATCAGTGGGCTTTTAGATCCAACTGGTAAATTTGTTGGGTAGAAAGCTCTTATAGCTTCTCCACCTATCATCAATGGATTATTTTCTAAAATAGTTTTTCTTTCTGCATTTGTAAAATCATTTGGATTGCATAAATCAAGTTGGCTAAAGGAAACATCGTATGGGCCAGCTTCTAAAGTATTCAATACTAAATTTAATGGTTGTATAAAATGTGTAGGAAGAAATTGGGCTATTTGTATTTGTATATTGGCTGGCGTTCCAATAATTATTGATATAAAATACTGTTTATATAATTTAAATACCTCAGATGGAGTCATTCTATTTAACAAATAATCATTGCTAAACTCATTTGTTAATGGAGTTATGTTAGCAACTAAAAAATTATCTACGATTGATAGAGGAAATGAATCAAAATTTTCAGTAAATGGCTCACCGCTAGAATTTGTAGTTATTCTAGTGCCAGCAACATAATTTGAAATATTTCCAGAATTTATACTCAATCCAGTCAAAGAATTTACTAAACTTAAAGGGCAACAAAAATATAAATCGGATCCAATATAAAATGTATCGTTAATAGAACATGGAAAATCTAAAGACGAATTTCTATTTCCATTTGTAATTCCAATTGTATATTTTTCTATCATTGTGTTAACCTCACGATTACTTCTTCAAAACTATTTGTTGGTGAATTGAATCTAAAAATTTTATCATCAACATAAAAAAAGATATTTGTGGCTGTAGAATAGAATTTTGCTTTATCAAAATTTACAGTAGAAACTTCTATAGTTCCATTTACATAAGTTTTATTTGATGTGCATATAAAAAATACAGAATCCGTTGCAAAAAAATCAAAATTTACAATTGGACTTGTTAGATTATTATAAATTAATCCAAATCCAGTAGTAGACGGTACAGTTGCAAGAGCTGTGCGACTTCGTTCAAAATATCTAAAAGGACTTAACCCATCACTAGATAAAAATGGAAATTTAAAAACTCCAATTTCTGTGCCGTATCTAAAACAACAAAATATATTATTTGCTGTACAACATGTTTTAGTTATACTAGCCTCAATTGAGGTTTGGGGGGCATCTAATATTGTAGACGTACCAGATAAGTTATATGAATTTGAACTTTCTCTACTATATTGTGGAAAATTAAAACTAGCACCATTATCTCCTGCATCAAAATACATTATTCCTGATGCATCTCTATAAGAATAATCTTCATAATAATAAGATCCACTTTTAATTGCAATTCTATAATTTTTAAATCCAAATCCACATTTGTATGATCTAAATTGTGGAGTATCCCTACTGGGATTATTTTGCAACACAGAAGTTAAATGTACACCAGCACCAAAAAAAGTTGTTTTTGGTGTTGAAGTAATGAGTGTCACTGTATCTCCGTTTATAGAATCAATTTTAGTATATTGTAGTGGTTTATCTTTTTGAATTCCATTATATCTTGGGCTGAAATATCCAGTAATTTTGGATTTATAATCAATTTGATCTTGGATAAGACACATTGTTGAAAGAGAAAAATTTTTTCCCTTGCATTTTATATCACTTGTTCTATAAACACCAGATGTAAGTGAATATGAATCCACACAAGAACCCTGTGTTTCTCTTGGTGATGCATCACAAAATCCGAAAGCGTGATTTTCATGCACTCTCTTCCATCTCTTAGAGTCAAATCCAGTATAATCAATTGTTCTTTTAAAATATTGTATTCTAGATGATACTTCGTGAGAAGTTATTTTACTATCAAATACACTGGGATTTCTCGTCAAAGCTTTGGTTGATACCGTCATCGATACCAATTCATCATCCACTGCCCATAATTTATCTTCTGGTGATCCATTTAACGATAAGTATATTATTTGCTTTAGGTCCAGTGTAGAAGCACCTGTAATTTCTAGATAATAAATTTTATTTTTGTGTTTTTCAAATATCAAAATATTTACACCATCATTAGATATTTTAGCATCATAATTTTGATTATTTGCAAAATCAACAATATCCAATCCAGCTGGTATTACTATATCCTCAAGTTTTATTTTATATTCTTCTTGTGTATTAAACTGTAAATTTACCAGAGAAAATGTAGAGACTCTAAAAGAAAATTCTCTGGTAAATCCATTAAACAGCAATATTTTTGTCATATTGTCTGAAAAACTAATAGTTTTAAATATATCTGGAGCATTCGCTGGAACTTCGTTGTTTGGTGTAAGAACTCCATTTGAATATCCTAGATAATTTCTAACCACACCAGTATAATTTCCGTGTGGAGCTACTTGATATATTGGTTTTATTATATAATTTGGAAACGTCGGGCCTGCATTCTCCAAAAATCCAGCATTAATTCCACTTAAAAAATAAATGTCATTTCCACCCGAATTTAACCCACTTCGATTTATTAAATTATTATTTAATGTAATAGATCCATTTATAACAACATTTAATGAAAAATCAGAAGAAACAGACTCAACGATTCCAAAAACTTCTGAATTTTGTGGTTGATTTGCAATAGATCTTATGTAGATTCCACCCACTGTGTCATATCTGATTACATCTCCACCAGTTATTCCGTTCTCATAAGTTGATAGTGGTATATTAACTATAACTCTAGATGTATTATAGTTTGTGTCATCTATATCGAAGACTTTTGTCTGTTTGTTTATTGTGGAATAATTTTTATCTAGACTCATTTTAATCTATATCTATTATTGAATATCCAACGTAATTAACAACAGTTCCAGTGAATTCAGCTCCATGTGGGGCTCGTTGATAAACTGGCTTTACTATATTTCCAAGATTACTTGGGGGAAGATTTTGTAATCTTCCAGCTTGCGATTCACTTAAAAAGTAAACATCGTTTCCACCAAAATTTGGCCCATCAAAATTGATTAGTCTATTTGATGGATAATTGATAGATCCATAGGTTACAACGTCTAGGGATCCATCTCCATTTACTGTTTCTACAATTCCAAACACTTCAGATGATGCAAGCGAACTTGCAACTGCTCTTGTGTATCCGTTCAAGACAACATCAAATCGAATGACATCACCACCAGTAAGCCCTGGTGCTAGAAATCCAGCGTACTGATTAGTTAGATTAACCAGTAATCTTGATCCAGAGTTTGCACGCTGAACTGATATTTTCAGTTCAGATGATCTTATGTTTGAGCTATTGCTGGTATTGCTTGCGGATGGCATGTATTACCTCATATCGTGAAATCTGCATTTGCTACAACATTGAAATATATTTCATCATAGTTTACATAGCCAGATTGAGCGCATATATTTGCACCATGTATCGATGGAGTAGCTGTGAGTGTAGTTGCATTCAATCTAGACTCGCGTACTGCATTTGCATATCCTATAGTTCCAGAAGTATTTCTCATGTCCAACTGAGCAGTCTTATTGTATGCATCGTTTGCCACACCAGATAGCGGAGAATATATCGTGACTGTTGGTGTAATTCTCATTCTAGTTGGCCAACGAAGCATATTGCAAGCTTTGTTTGGTTGAATGAACATATCCAGCGAATTCTGCGTCGGTGTTGCTAAATCAGCCATAGTTATCGATCCAATGGTCTGATTTACATCGTAATTTGTATAGTAGAATTGCTGGCAATAACGGAGTTGGTCTGGATAATCAAGATATATTGCATTTGGAATGCTGGAACCGATTGTGGCAACGAATGATGCCAGACTTACGGTTACGTTCTGCCCAAGAGTAATTCCATTGATATTAGCCTGTTCCATCAGTGGAATGAAATCAACACCAACTTCACAGTAATCATTGTCTAGATCGATATCGATTCCATTGTTTTCCAGGGCTTCAATCGATGAATTGAATGTAAATGGTTGCCATGTTCCAGTTAGATTTGCAGTTCCAATCTTCTTGTAGTCTATCAAAGACACACCAGAATATCTGCTGAAATAAACATCAACTGGATATAGATCGGACGAAACCTTTCCATAGAACTTGACGTTTAGATTGTTTAGATCAAATTTCTTTGCTCCTGGAATGACATGTCCAACCATCAAGTGGTCGTAATCTGCATATGCACCAGAAGTTCCAGACGCACCAATGGCAGAAAGACCTAGATGCTTTATATCGATGTAATATTGTGGATTTCCTTCGATTTCGGTCTGATATTCATCGAATTCGCTTCTTATTATAGAATAACTCTTCGATCCATTAGACCCCGTGACATCATCGTGTCTTCTCCACATATCAGCAAAGATCACATTGCCAGTTGTTGTATATGCTGCTTCTCTTCCTACACTATCTCTCTGCCATACTTGGAAGTTTCCATTGACAAGATAGTTGATTCCTTGATTTAGTCCACCACTTGCTCCATCTGCCGTGATATAGGTAGCAGCTGAAGCTGGCAAAGACCTATTTGCAACAAATCCAGATTTTGGTTTGTTTACTATTACGGCTCCGTTGGTAGAATACTTAATATATGCAATATGTTCAGATGGAGTCTTAGTATATTGTGGATTTGTCACTGGATCTGATGCATCATACAATGGATTCAGATAATATGTTCCAGCCGCCGACGAATTGAATATATCGGCAAAGCCATGTAGAGTTATTTCTAGGAATCCAAGGCCACCAATATTAAATACATCGGTAACTATTCCAAGTGAATTTTCTGGTCGTATTTCAACCACACCACTTGCTGGTGGATTTGCCCATGAAATAGATCTTTCAGTCATCGATGCTATCAAAGCGTATCCATTTGGAATATCGCTTCCAGCAACTCCACCATAAAGTTCATATCCAAGATCTATCATTTCTGCTCTGGCTGGACCCTGAACGTCGATAAGAGAAACCATAGTTCCTTCGACAACTGTAGTTGAAGTCAGAACAGCAGATGATCCTGTATTGATGATAATTCTATCGACAGCACCAGTTCCACCACTAAATCCTTCAGAGTTTAGATAATTACCACGCATCTGGAGAACCATACCGACGTTTCCAGTGATTCCCATGATAACTGGCTTCGATACCTGTCCAGTTTGAATTGGCTCCACATCAGTAATCATTCCAGTAGAGCCTGGATTCAAGAAGTAAATCCAGCCTGCGGTAAGACCAATTCCTCTGGAATTTACAGCAGTAAAATCTCCTGTTATTTGACCTAACAAAGTTACATATGAATATGTCGATGTTATTTCAGATACAACGCCGAAGACTTCAGCCTGATCTGGATCATTTCCTCTGGCTGGTTCGTATTTATTTAAGCCAGTTGCGGTATCCCAATATACTCTGACTGGAGTACCGAAAGTATATCCACCAACAGTTGAATTGATTGAATTTACTCGTACTGAAATATTTGGAATGGCAACAGAATTATTGAAGTAAACAGGGCCATTAAAAGAAATACCCTTATCAACTTTTCCACTAAGGCTGATTGTAGCCTTTCCAGTCAACGCAATTGGAGCAGTTATTCCATCACCACCTTCAACCGTGAAGGTGTTGATTAAATTTAATTTTTCTATGATTTCAGTATTTTCTTTTAGAAACCAATCGTAAAATGAACTATTTGAGTTCAGTTGTGATATTTGTGTGTCTCTATCTATAGCCATTTTTTATCCAATTAATTTGTACCTGTTGCGAATACCTGTGTGTAGTTTGCATAGGGCCAATTCAATGTAAATTGGCTTTGTGATATTTTGATTGCACCAAAAAGGGTTGAGAATTTGTTTAAGGACGAACTATATTTCACCAATTGAATATTATCGATTTTAATTCTATTTGCCCCAGGAACAGTCATGTTTGCATTTGCAGCATTTGATTGATCGTATAATGTATCATCAGTTGCAGCATTGATATCGCTTACGATGTATGTGAATCCATATCTTGTTACTGTTGGGGATGTCTCCCCAAAACTTACAGAAATGCTTAAATCTTGTGGTAGATTAATCCAATATCCGAATCCAGAATTTAAAACTCCAGTTCCAGGAAAAACCGCGTCTACTAGATAATACCAACCTCTAGTAGCTGTTACCGTAATTGTTCCTGCGGCTCCAGACACATTTAGTAGGGTGGGATTATATGGGGTAGTTCCATCCCAGAAAGGATTTGCTGTAGTATACAAATCTTTCCATGTATTTTGGCATCTATTTGTCAGAGTCTGATTTGCTAAAACTTGTTCCTGTAACTCATTTAATTCAGCAGCTTGTAGGGCAAATCCTGGTCTAAATCCACTTAGTACATAATTTGCCCGTCTATCCATGAAGGATGAGATTCTAGACAAATATGTACTAGTCTGCAAAGGTAACTGCGAAAATGGAGTTAGTGCCATTAATTAAAATCCTTTTACGATATTTATACGAAAAATCTTTGTATTTTCTGTATCGGTCGTAGCATTTCCAAAAGTCAAGGGACTATTCAAGACTTTTGTCTGTGCTACCTTACCACTATATTGCTTGAATGCTGGTTTATATTCGACCGAATCAACAGCATATACGGTTGAGTTTAACGTAACAGTTGAAATTTTTGACACATCAGAATAGTTAATATTATTAATCTCTACCTTCAGGGATCCACCTGTAGTATCAATGCTTGTTACATCAACATCCGATAGAAGATTTCCATTGTCGAGAGTGGCCTCACCTAAGATTCCAGATTCTAGTCCAGGATCTGGGATACCAGTTAGAACCAACTTGCTGGTTGTTTTTTCTACATAAGTGTTGTCTTTACCGTATTGTGAGCCAGCTGTAATTTCCAGACCATCGTCCAATACTTCTATTGGATTTTCAACCAAAGCATAGAAATTAATGCGATTTGGTATTGATAGTCCTTCTTGTTTTAGGACATTTGTTTCTACTCGAATATCAAACATTATATTTTCAGCAGACAATGCAGCAACTGGATCGAAGTTTAATCCATCCAGGATGTCAAGATTTATTTCAATGGAAGCAATTAATTGATCTACTTGTGTGCTAGACAAGTAGGGGAATTTAGAATAATCGATTGATAAATGGTAATCCCTATAACCTTCACCAGAGTTGGTCAAGGCAACTCCATCTATTATATGTTCGCCATTGGTGTTTATGTGCGTTATGAATCTAAGTGAAGCTCCAGAACCAGATGAACTTGTTATGGTTATTTCAGAATTGGCTTTGTCGATAACTAAATCTTCCTTGTTAAAGGCTGATAGATCGATAATTGCAGAAACTATACCACCGTCTGGAAGACCATTTGCAGATATCGTATATAATGCATGATATGGAGATGCCGTAGATATTTGATTTGTTGTAACCAACTCTTCTATCTGATCGAATTTATCTTTTATCACTATAGATTGTGGAACAGGTATTGATGTCGAATACTGAACGGAAGTATATCTATCATCATTCTCAAAAAGATAATAGCATTGCTGGCACGTAGATCTGAAGGACAAATATATCTGACCTGGATTGTATGTGGTGAAATTTCCAAATGTGGTTTCTATTTGACTGGTGTTGTTGAAATAGACGGCGCAGGTTATTGATGAGCTTTGACTTCCATTGCAGAATCGTTCAGCACCATTGTATTTTGAAGTATCATTTGTCCTGAAATCATCAAAAGAAATCACTGGCATCCACGTTGAGTTGACGAATCTTAGAAGATCTGCTGTTATTTTGTACAATGGTAGCCAAGTATATCCATCGGCATATGTTTTCAATCCATATGGGTGATTTGGAATCTGTGTGGAAACATTGGTTAGTGATAAGTCTTTTCTATTTAAGGAATTATTGGAAACACAAAGATATACAATATTGTTTGTCTTGTTCCAGACATAATAGGAGTCAGTATTTCTAGCTCCACTCATCCAGTAATTGTAAACATTTCCTGCGGCCCATGTTCTATTTGGAACCACGGCAATCGAATCTTTTTTGCCAACGCGATAAGACATTTCGGATGTTCTCCAAATGTCAATACTGCTAGTTGTTGTATTGCTAGAAATATTATTTGGTGTATTTCCGAACAGAAAAAACACCTGGTTCTTACTTCCAATATCTCTTAAATACGATTTTAGTGTATTTGATTTATTTAACATTTTAGCAATTCGCGCAAGATTTATCGTCGTTTGGGCTAGTAATTCCGCTACTGTAGCAGAGCTCAATGAAACTTAAAATATTTATATCGAAGAATTTTGTTTGTGTTATCGCTCCAGTCCATGTTGGTAGAACGTGGATTGGACCAGTAAATCCTGTTGCTGATGGAGTTCTATATGAACCATCGCAACCAGAACAGCCAGTAAGACCGTACAAGGTTATTCCGTATTCAGATCCAATTGCACCATAACTCAATGTCATTGAATATGCTGCATAATTTTTCAGCATTGGATATTCACACACAATGCTGGTTTCATCAGCCACACCTGGTCCCTGATAATCTGAAATTTGTTTTCCGTAGATCAAACGAAGTCCAGCTGGGTGCAATGACTTCAGATACGCATCCCGTAAAACTAAATTTTCTTGATAGTTGTTTACGAACAGTAGATACGACCAATCCTGAAACCAGTCGTTATCCTGGAATCTTGAAATATTCAATCCAGACCCAAGGCTGTTCGTGTCTGCATACGCGCCCGTAGCGGAAGCGAATGTAAAATAATCATTGGCAAACATTCCACCATTGAGCCGCAGAACTTCAGTCTTTGGGTAATAAACTGAAATGTCGGTTTCATCGATTGAGAATAGTTTAGTAAAGAAATAATTAATTGATTCTAGATTGGTTTTTCTTCCATGTAGATTTTTCTTTATTCCTACTATAAATTCTCTGGCCTTGTTCAAATCAAATGCAAGATCTGCATCATTCTTCACATCATCGTATGGGAATGACTTGAAATATACGCTGTATATTCTTTTTAAGAATTCTTCTCTTGTTCTCTCTACGTCGATTATATCCAATAAGTTATTAGCCAGAGCATATTGAGAACCATCGGCAGAATCGCAATATAGCCAATCATAATACTTTTGTAAAAAGTCAAATACGGAAATTACATTCGATTCGCCTTTTGCTATTTTTGAAGACTTCTCGGCTATAACCCAATTCGGAATCAATCTGGAAATATCGTAATTGGTAACACAAGAAGTTTGATTGAATTGCAGTGGATCAAGTTCTTGATTTGCTTCGGCAGCTCTGAATGTTATATCGGCATAGTTTTGATCATACTCAGTGGATATATCAACCAAAAATTCGGCTAAGGTATGATTAATATTTTTTACTGAGTTATTTAAATATCCAGATAGCATTTTATTTTAGTTCTACTGATGATGTTCTGAATCTGAACTTGTTGTTTACATTCGATATAAAATAACTATTTTTGAATGGGACACTGACAGTTACTGGCGTTCCACTCAATCTATTGTCATATATCTCAATTACTCCGCGCTTTATGTTTATTCTTCCATTGACCTCGGTTGATACCAGGAAGTTGTTGCCAGACTTAAGTAGAGTTTTTAGATTTATAAATTCAAATTGATTTTGTCCAGCTTGTATGAAGGCAACTAACTTGATCGTTTGATTAAGTTTATTTTTATATTCTCCAGTGATCTCAAAGTCTGTGTATAGAGGAATGTCGAGCTCGTTTTCCAAATTTAGGGACAATGGTCCGTCTTCGGTAAATGTCTCGGTATATGTAAATGAGAAATCTGAAGGCTCTATTATTACATCTGGATACGTCGATTGAATTTCTGCAATTGCATCTACGGCATTGAATGTGAAATTATATTGGCCATCACTGTCATAGTTGTTATTCATCAATGCCTTAATTCCATTTCTAATCGCCTGTTGCTCGGACTGTGAGTATGTCCTATTTGTTGTCAGACGATAGTTCACATCGTTTCGAACATCTCTTTGCTTTGGCAATGTGAATTCTGGAATGACGGTGACTACACATTTTGTTCTAAGAACATTGTATATCTGTTGAATTTTCTGCAAATCACCTTCTTGTGTTGGATCTAGATCCGCAGTGAAAAATACCCTTCCATACATTCTTGGAAATGTTTCATCTCCACCAAATACATTGAACTCCGATGGAGATGTGAAGAATGGGGCTATCAATGCCTTTATATCGTCCTTTGTAACCGCTCGGTTCTGGGATGCAAATGCTCTTGGCGCGATAAACTTTACAAAGTCTAGATTTGGTTCATCCAATCCACCAGAAGAAGCTTTGAGCAATCCGATGTTCAAATTGCCAGCTATTTCCGTTGGAGAAACAAAAGAGAAAGCTACGATTCCATTTGCAGCACTTCCACTAGAAGCCAAGTAATCGATGAAGACTTGATCCGATCCATCAGCTATAGAATTACCAAGGCTGTTGGTTTTTCCAAATAAAACATATACTCCGTTGTTTACTCGTTCTAGGTAATATACGTTTTGATTGGCGGTTGTTGTGTTTCCCAGTGTATCGGCCAAAACCCAGGGATCTTTTGTGTTTGCTGGATTGTTCAATCCATCTAATTGAACCTTGACCTTCAATGTATTGACATCGATATCTGGATCATTTATGAAAAATCTTTGCTTTACAAAATCAAATCTATTCGTCACATTTAAGTCCGTATAGATTCGTTTTCCTTCATATATTTCGACATTTAAAGCATCGCTATCTACTGCTTGATATGATGATATCGTATAAAATGAATAGATGATTCCATCCGAATCTACCCCATAGAAATGAGCATATTCTGGAATATCATCCAATAATCCGAATACATTGATAACAGCCTTTGATGAGGATTTAAGTGGAACAAAATATCCAAGTGGCTTAGATAGTGAAATTATAGAGTCTATTCTTTGAGCAGAATCTAGAAAAGTTTCATTTGCCACCATGTTAGCATAGAATGCATAGTAATACGTGTTGTATGCCAGTGCATTCAAAATAGTTTGCATCACAGATCCCTCAAAATTAAAATCTCGAAGATTATCTTGATTCTTAAGATAGTTCTTTAAACTTTCTTTTATTTCTTCAAAATTTAAACTTCCTAGATTTGGAGTTTGATTGGGGTATGCTACCATTTGTATTCTTTCTATTCTTTATTTATTTCAGAATATGTCCTTTTTATATGTCCCTGGTGTTTGTGGATCTTCTTTTTCCCGATAGAAGGAGTCACGATTCAATGAAACAACCATAAATTCTATGTTTGTCGATTTGAAAGTTCTGGTGATTCCCGTAACCATCCATTTTCCACTCACCCGATCATATCTGTTGGCATATTGAATCGAGGGATTTGGCTTTTTGATGGTAATTATGCTACCGATCTTGAGTTGATCGTTTGGATAAATGGTCATCACTGCCCTCTGTGCGTTGAACAGCATCATCTGGGCTTGTCTTCTCAGTGGGGTTTCTGGGGGTGTTACGTAGAACGTGGCATTTGATCTTATCGTGTTCAGGAACGTTGGGAAATATTTTCCTTGCTCTGGACAATTGCAGGAGGAAACGTTCTGATCATCCGATAGAATGCATCCAAGGTAATCCTTACCAAGATGCTTTTCTATTAGTTTGCATTCCTTCGTTTCATCAAAAGCAACGGCGAGTTCCTTATAGCTAGGTTCTCTTTCCTTTGGCATTATGTTTTTTGCTGGACAATTGCAGTATGGATCATTCTCTGGGCAATCGGTATTGGATACTGGACCCTTTGGATTCAAGCATTTCAGCTTTAATTTTTTGCAGATATTTGATTCTGATGTAGCTTGTGAGAATACCACGAACTGAGCGGCAAAATTATTGTCAAACAGATCATATTCTGGGGGTAGTGTGGGTGGACTGGTCAATCCGTATTCAGTTTCACCAAACACATCATATTTCCAGACTTGCTTCGTGAGCAATCCTGGTTTGTATATTGTAAAGTCTGTGTTCAGATAAAATTCAATATCATCGGAGAATATTTGCTGGATTGCATTCTGAGCCGTAAACGTAATTCCAGAGAACTGAGTCAATAGCGAATCGCCATCAAAGTCATTGTTATCTAAGATTATGTTGTTGATGCTATTTGTTTGTAGGAAAGCCCTTAATGGAGCCGTGTTCTTCAGCTTGATTGAATTATCAAGGGCCAATGAGAAGTCATTTCCCCCGAAGGCAGCAAAATCATCTCCAACCAACATAGTTTTTACATCAAATATTCTTATATTTGCACTTGGTTGATAATTATTAATATTTGCTATTGTATTAAAAAGTGTATTAAAATATAATTTTGATGGGAAAGTAAAATCGTACCAACTTCGTCTAACATTATAATGTAAATGTGATCCTATGAGATTATATGATCCATATTTTGAATTTGATGGCGACTTAACTGGTGATGGTTTTGGTGTTTCTACGTATGTAGATAAAGGTCCATTAAAAAATACATTTTGACCATATACAGGAATAAAATAGTCAGTTGGGGTTAGGATATTATTTAATGCCGTATTTAATTTGTTGTAATATAAACTTGAATTCAATCCAAGATAGAAAGCTCTATTTCCATACCTACCAGATGTAATATCACTAAAAATACTACCAGCCGATCCAACATAATTATCATATTCTGTAAAATCTTGACCGATATCACTTAAATATGAACCATTATTTTCAAAATATGTAAATTCATTTTCAAATTGCTTTTCAGACCATAAAGACATTTCATTTATATCTTTTGTTTTATTTTCCAATCTAAGTTTATTAAGTGGAGTATGCCACCAATAATATCCCCATTCTTTATAATCTGAATATGAGTTTTTTGTCCTATTCTTTTTAACCGCGACATCAAATCCGTATGGATCTATTCCAATAATAGCCACTGTATTTTGTATTGTTTGACGACCATTTGGTCCAGCAGTTAATTGTACGATATATGGGAGAAAATATTCACTGCCAGCATCCCGAACAAAGCCATTTGGAAAATCTACTAGTCTATCCAATCCAATTGGATTTATAAATTCAACTCTAACATAAGATGCAACTTCTTCTTTAACTATAGAAGGAGCTTTTTTATTGTCGATAGAATCAAATATATTGTACCTATTAGTTATTGTATCCAATGATACATTAGGTGGAAGATATGAAGATATAGATCCATTTAAATCTAAAGTGGCTTCAGTCTGATATGATAAATTATTTGAAGTAAAAATAGTATCTGGTAAAACTAACGATGCGGGTATTTCATTTGGCAATGTTAATCTATTTAACCCTATAGATCCAGTCAAATAGTTTAAATCATTATCATAATAATATGCATCTGCATAATCTCTTTTTTCCGTATCAAATCCTGGTTTGGTGGCGTAGTTGACCGATAGTTGTGTGCTATCGTTTCTAAATGTTTTGTATTTTTGGTCATAATATGGATGATTTCCAGTTATGCCTGGATTTCGAGATCTATCGTCTCCAAAGAAAACATCATAAACATATGTTCCAACACCACTCGTAATTCCTATTCTCTTAGCTAATATTTCATATTTGCTTCCACGAATAGGTTTTCTTTTTATGGATTTTATATTGAATAAATTAATTGGTGATTTTTTATTTACTATATTTCCAATTTCAAGCGGATCGAATGGATCCTTTGAGATAAAAAATGCTTTTCTATTTAAAAACTCTTGATATTTTTGATTAAATGTATTTTGAATATTTTGTAGTTTTGCTATTAAATTTTCTAAAACAAATTTTCTTAATTTCAACTGCTTTAAAACTTTTGCATATTCGTACTTTGCGCCCTGAAGAGCTATTGGATCAAGGCATGTTGCACACCAAATCGTTTCATTATCAACACCATCATTTAGGTCTTGATTTAACCAACTGCTTTCATCGGTAACATCAATTCTATTGTTGTTGTTTGGTACGAAATTTGGATCCTGATATGTTCTATAGTATTCCCCAGTCAATAGTTTTGTCTTAGAGCAGGAATATAAAAATCCTGGTTTTTGAAATGGCAATTCATATGACATTAGACCATCTATAGAAATTGGACATCCAAATCCATCTGATGTAATTTTAGCCATTGGTGTTATGTAATATGGATAAGTTTCCCCATCATAACTGTAATTTACAAATTTATTCCAATATCCAGAAAAATCTAAAGGATATTCTCCAAATTTATCTGGATTAAATTGTAAATTCACATATAATGGTAATTTTTTAACATTACATGGATCGGCCCCATTGGTATTAAAATTAAATATGAGAGAGCCAGATCCTATTTGTGTGCGATAATAATTTAATGTTGATGATATTTTTGGATGGTCTAGAACTATGCCAAAATCAAAACATGTAAAAAAATTATATTGATTACAGCATCTAGTTCCAGTTCCAGGAATACTTGATGTTGTTCCATCTTTAGCTGGATCTGAACAAGTTTGCAAAAAGCCTGGAGTTAAATTAGTGTATGCTAAGTCTACAGCTGCACTGATCCACGAATCTACATTCGGTAAAAATTGATTTTCTATTCTTGTAATATACGGATTGATGTTTGCCAATTCCGTTTGATATTCTGTAATAGTTCTATTAATTTGATTATTAATCGTAGATAAGTTTTGCTGTAAATGATAGAACTCTCCTATTGTTTGATTATAGGGATAAGAATTCATATCATAGGAGAAAGTCAATCCATTGCCAGTTACACCAGTAACTCCTGGCATATAGTTGACTGTATCGGTGAATGCACCAGCTGCAACTATTCCATAGCCTTCTGTTGTAAGATCTCCAAATATTCCAGTTGGTCCAAAGTAGTAAACATAGTCTCCAGTATTTCCAGTAAGTCCAGCTAAAATTTTGGCATCAGCTGTTCCACCAGGTTCATTGGAGCAACAGACCGAACATCTGTATACTTCCCATTTTCTCTTGGCATTTTTCAGCTCAACATACTTTTGTCTGTTTTTAACCAAGTCTTTTTTCACCAATTTATCATAAGCATATAAAATTTCTGGATATACCTCATCATCCAGATCATATTGATTTTGCCAGACCACGTTTGATAGTCTGGTATCGGCTGTTATGCCAAGATAGTCCCATTCCTGTGGATGGGGAGTGTTGTATCTGTTCTTTGAAAAATAACCATAGATATCATCGTCTTTTCTCTTGCTCTCTGTATATTTTGAATATTTCTGATCGACATCTACTGTTATGCCCTTTTGAAATATCTTTCCAGATTCTATATGATTGATGTAATCATACTCAGTTTCAATATCGTACTCTATCTTCTTTCTGATTAAAGAATCCGAAGAATCGACAAAGTCTAGATATGGATCAGCATAATCTGGTATGATTCTTTCATACCATGAGAAATACGTATCGGCATTCATCAGATTCAACGCATCAAATTCACTTAATGTATTGAAACTTCTTATGCTAGTTGTCTTAAGATCCAAGTCGCTGAAATCAAAAACGATATCATCGGAAGCCGAAATATTCTCTGATATCAGCGAATTGATCGATTTGAAGTGAAATCCATTTATATCTTGCCAGAAAAGATAATTTGCTGCTTGGGGATTATTGAATTCCGTTGCATTTTCCGCAAGATACTGAAGTGTTTGCAATATGCTTGGTTGCCCCTTGAGCTTGCCCCAGGGATACGATAGATTGTTCTTTTTCAGATAGCAAACATTCCATGTTGGTGTTCCATCTAGGTTTATATTTAATTTTTCCTGTAGATATTGATTGAACCCCTTTATCTTTATCTCGGTTTTGTTTTCACCATTCAATGTAACCACTGCTGGTTCTGATTTTATTATTGGTCCAATGAAATTATCATCTTCCAGCAGAGAGGACAAAAATTCACTTGACAATATGCTTTTGGCTACAAACTCTATTGTTAGTATCTTGGAAGTTTCCAGTGAATTCTGATATGCTGTATTTGCAATGTCTACTGTATTTTTTACATTGACGATTTCAAATATTAAATTTTGCTTTTTAATATTTGAACTCTCGTCGGAACCAGATAACTCGTTATCTCTTTTCTGAAAATTCAAAGAAATATGAACTTCATCGAACGCATTTAATTTCATTTCATTCGACCAATCACCAACATCCTTGACAACAATCGTTCCAGTCATCAATGGAGTAAATATATTTTCATTAATGGAGAATGAAATCAACGGATTCGTGGAATTTACATTCCATGGAAAAATACTGATTCCCGTTCCGTCTTTTTTCTGTATTCTTATAGATTTTAATGAATCAATTGCAAATGGAAAATTTCCAGCCATATTAAACCTTTGTACTTATTATTCTAGATGTATTGTTGGTAGATGATATCAAAGAGTTGAATGTATCTAAAAATGATGGAAGAACTTCACGTGGAATTATCTTTATTCTTCTATATTTTTCATTTTTTTCTTGTATATCGGTTATTAGTTTTTTATACGCAACATTATTTACCGCCTGACCATCCATTATTACATGATAAAGAATGGATTGCCTAAATGCATTGTCATCGGCTATGTTCGCATAAGTTCCATTTGCATCGAGTTTGACGAAATCGTTTATCAGAATCGTAGTTGAAAATTTTTGATATGGAGATAATATTGAATTGTCGGATGTATTGTACATGTAAACTGGAGAATTTAGATATTCGTCTACTCTCTTGATCTCCATCACACAAGCATTGGTTTCCGCATCTCCGATATTGGTTTTTTTCTTGAATGTAACAAGATTTAGAACATTTCCAGTTTTTCTGAATGCTGCAATTTTATTTCCAGCTACAAAAGTTTCACTTATGTTCGTGACTCTCGTATATCTGAATTCGTTGCTATAAGTATTGGCAAAACAATATTTTGCCGTATTCAAATCAGTTGATAGTAAGTTTTCTGGCAATGTATCCAGCGATGTACTGGAATTTACGGATATCAATATATCCCCAGGAAGCAAATCTATGTTTTCTTCTAGATAGAATATAGTGCCTTTGTACTTGGTTTCAAACAAGTATTGCAGCAATGCCGTTGATTTTACGAATTCTTCGACTGGATTGACTATATCGTTGATGACCGCAATTATCCATGATAGTTTTGGGTCGTCATAGTATTTTTCAGCCAAAGATTCCAACGTATCAGAATCAGTTACCACCACTTCATTGTATAAAGTATTGTTTGTTGCCTTTGCAATAGAAACCTTACGAAATATGTCAAGTACCTCTTCGGTTCTTCCATTTATGGTGTATGAAGTTTTTGGAAATGAATTAAAATACATTATTCAAATATCTCCACAGAGAAATTTGATATTACTGAAGCTAGTGCTTGGGATCTTGATATCATATTGAGTGATCCATTTAGACGGTAGATTGGTTCTATTTCCACGAAATTCAACGATATGGTTGTTACCGATGGCTTTAGTCCATATTTGGTGAATACCGCATATGATCCACCGTCTGGTGCGGATCTATTTACAGCAACCGATGCAAGGGAACATAGTTGTGGATCCGTCAGCCAAGTGTAGTCTATGAATGGACCAGTACCAGGTCCGACTCCAAATCCCCACATAGGGGGGTGTTTGAATGCAAGAACAGATGATCCCGTATAAGCTACGCTGAGAGCTTCGAATGATCGACCGATGGCAAAGGCCGCAAATGAGTCCTCATCTGTTAAACATGGTAGGACTATGTTGAATTTAAATGTTCTTTTATTGGTTCCAGCATAGATATTATCATTAAAATCTGGCGGAACTATATCTAAAAAATAACCACCTAGGCCATAGAATATATCGGCAAAGTTTGAAAGAGCGGTGGCTTGTTGTGCTTGAGCTATTAGAGCAGCACCAGGTCTTGTTTTTTTGCCAATAGCATTTCCCATGGCATTTAAAGATGACACGAAGCTATCAAATAGATTTTTGGCTGGACTTTCGTTGAATTTATTGCTAACACCACTAGTCAGTAGGGTTGGGGCTGGTACATATATGGTAGCCAACATTCTTGGTGGAGATGGCATAACTCCATCTGGATCACCGCCAGCAGCATTTACATATCTACCACCAAACCCGAGATATTCAAAGGCTCTAAACTTAAGCCAAAGTGGTATTTCGTTTCTTAATTTTGGATTAGTTGGATATATTTGTTGGACTAGCATTTTTTTTCTGATAAATAAATTGGTGGCGTACAGAAACAAATTTTTCCCAAAGAATGTATCAAAATATATAGGCGATCCATCCAACATCGTCTGTAGATCTCTATGGGAAAGAAAATTCTGTAAATATTTAGACGAAAATAAAAATATTTTACGCTGGGGATTTGAAAAATTCAATATCCCATATCAGTCGCCTTTAGACAATCAACTCCATTACTATATACCAGATTTCATTCTGGAGAAAAAAAATAAAGATAACACTGTATCGACAATTTTAGTTGAGATAAAACCACTCAAGCAGACAAAAAAACCAGTAATGACGGAATCGGTGTCAAAGAAGACATTTAGCAAGAACATGCAGACGTATCTGATAAATCAAGCTAAATGGACTGCCGCAAAACAATTTTGCGAACAAAATAATATTAAATTTATGGTTTTAACCGAAAAAGAGATATTTTAATGGCAGACAAATTTCCCAAAGCACCAGAAAACTTCATACCAAAAACAGTATCAAACCTAAGATCTAACATAGTTAGACGGGATGGGATACAGTTTGCTAGCAGATATATCGTTGAGTTTGTTACTCCAGAGGATTCATTTGTCACATACCCAAATGAAGTCAACATACCACAAAGAGCCCTTACAACATACAATGCTGGGCAACCTCAGTCTCTGTGGGGAACCAATAGAAAAGTTCCATTGATGCATGAATTCGATGAGGTGACTATGTCGTTTGTCATTTATCAGGATTGGGCAGAAAGAAACTTCTTCGAGAAGTGGATGGACTACATCATAAATAAAGGCAACTACGAAGATCAATATTATGAATACGCTAGACCGTATTTCAGCTATGTTGGAAAGATATACATCTCTACATTGAAAACCGTAAGCAATCTTCACAGACCAGAAAAGCCAGTTAGATTTAGCTCCATGACACTACTGGACGAAGCATATCCACTTTCTCTCCTACCCATCAGCTTAACCGCAGAGAGCACTGGATATCCAACTTATGTTGTTAATTTTGCATTTAGAAAGCTTTATAATTTAGAAGTAAATTCGGATCTATTGATTGAATTTGACCAAATAAACAATTAGGAATAAAATATGAATTTAAAAAATGCTCTGACGGAATCTTTGCCAAAATATTCATGCGACTTACCTTACAGCAAGATAAAAACAAAATTTAGACCATTTCTAGTCAAGGAAGAGAAAAAGCTTCTGATTCTTGAGGAGACATCATCCCAAGCAGAAATCTACAATGGCATAATAGAAGTTCTCGAAGCTTGCTTTTCTGAAAATGTAGATTTCAGAAAACTCCCTCTATTTGAGGTTGAATATTGCTTCCTTAAACTAAGAGCAAAATCTGTCGGTGAACTTATAGCCCCCAAAATAGTATGTCCAGTGACTGGTGAATCCCATGTCGTGTCCGTGGATTTAAATGAAATAAATCTAAAGATCAACGAAAATCCAGAATCAATAGAGCTTGGCAATAACTTTATATTGCACATGCGTTACCCATCAGTTGGCGATTTG